CTGAGAAAATCGTACCATTTTTTGAGTACTGGTTAGCCCGTCCATGTGATTACCTTATTTGTACGCCGGAAAACGAACCCTTCAAGTATCGTAATTACTATGATAGTTATTGGATACCGTTACTCATTAACGCCGGAATGGGTAAGCTCGTAAAAGAGCCGGATAAGAAAAAGCCTGTATTTTACGGTCATCGACCACACGACACGCGGCACACTTGCGTATCGCTCTTGACTGCTGCCAAAGTTGACGAAAGAACGACACGAAAGATAGTAGGACACAAGGGGCAGGGCGTAACGGAAGTTGTGTATACACACTTCCAACTTGCCGAACTACTGGAAGCGATCAACAAGATATAGTGTTAGTTACCTGTTTGTTACGTGTTAGTTACCGTCAGAAATTTGTACTTTTTTGTGGTGTCCCTTAAATCTTTGGACATAAGAAAAACCCAGGAAACATAAGCATTTCCTGGGTTTGTATCTTTTTTGTTGTCTCTCCGTAATTATCTTCTGATTAAATGAATCGTAAACATCTGTGTACTCTTCTAATACTGTTGCATCGGAAGCTTCATATTTTACCGGATAATTATATTTGTTATATTCAACCGTATCCATATCTACTTTTTTCAGTTTATACAGATATCCTGTCATTCCGGCAAACTGCATAGACTGGAAGTTCATCTCCAGTGTCACTTCGCCTTTACCCGTAACTCTTACAATTCCGGTCTGAACCATGGAAGCATTTCCCATAGAATCTTCATCGGATGTTGCATTGAGCATTTTGATCGGTACGGAATATGTACCTTCAAAAATCTGCGGATAATCTTTGAAAAGATCACTCTGTTTGTTCTTAACAACAAGTGCTTCATAAGAAGAGGTCAGCAGTTTTGTCTGCTTTTCTACTTCTGCTTTTGTTGCATTGACATCAGCGGATACTTTCTGAGCAGATTTGATTGCTGCCTGGAAACTATTCCAACTGTTGTCTGTATAAGTACCGTCATTTTTCTTGGTCAGTGCATTTTCGATATAGCCATTTAATTCTAACTTATCTACTGCATCA